GGCGGAGGGCGCGGCACGACCGCCAGGGGCACCGCAGGCGCGCGAGGAGGGGCCACGGGTAGGCCGCTCCGCGCGCCAAGGAACCCCCGCCATGCGGCCCCCACCGCTTCGACGTGGGCGCGTTCGGCCTCGAGTTCGAGCACGACCACGTCGAGCACCTCTACCCCGACCGCGACTCGGGCTTCATCGAGGCGACGGGCCGGCGGCCGGCGACGTACACGTTCACGGCCATCTTCCGCAACGGCCTCGCGGGCTTCAAGTCGCCGCCCTACCCCACCGAGTGGCGAAAGTTCGTCGGTGCCTGCCTCGACCGGAGCACCGCGCCGCTTGTGCACCCCGAGCTCGGGGAGCTCAAGGCGAAGTGCAAGAGCCTCCGCACGCAGTGGGACCCGATGCGGCGCGACGGCGTCGAGGTCGACGTGACCTTCCGGGAGACCACCGACAGCGAGGACGAGCTCGCCGCGGCCTTCGAGAAGGTGGCGAGCTACCCCACAGCCGACGCCGGGGACCTCGACAACGCACTCGGCAACATCAGCCCGACGCCCAAGCTCCCGGCGCCCCTGCCCCCGTCGCTCCTCGACTCGCTCAAGCAGCTCTCCGGCGCCATTCAGCAAGCCAAACTCGGCCTCGGCAACGTGGGGGGCCTCATCTCCTCCTACGTTGGCGCGCTCGATTCGCTCCGGCAGCAGCTCGAGGGGCTCGGGAACCCGTCGACCTACAAGGCCCTGGCCAGCATCGACGCCATGATCGTGGCGCTCCTCGATATCCAGACCGCGCCCGTCACGAAGAGCAAGCCCATCTCCCAGGCCACCGTGAAAGCGGATGCGCCACTTGCCTCGGTGGCGTCGTTCTTTCGCATGAAGCTCGACGACTTCCTGAGGCTCAACCCCGGCCTCGCGTCCAAGACCACCGTCTCGGCCGGGACCATGGTTCTCATCTCCGTCTAGTACCCCCATGGCGAGCCCCGCTGAACTCGACAAGGTGATTCTGTACACCAAAGACGGGAACCAGTTCCCGCTCTGGTCGCAGGTCACGGTGCGCGACGACTTCCTCTCGCCCTGCCAGACCGTGAGCCTGACGGTGGACGCGGATGAGACGCGCTTCGCCTACACCAAAACGATTCGCCCCGGGCAGCAGTTCGTGATTGAGGTGAACGGCAACCCGGCCATCGGGGGGTTCATCGATTCGGTCGAGGTCACGGGCGACCGGGGCGGCACCTTCGTCGAAGTCACCGGGCGGGACGTGCTCTCCCCCGTGGTCGACAGCCACGTCAACCCGCGGATGGCCATCCGCAAGACGATGAGCCTGGAAGACCTCGCGCAGGCGCTATTCCTGGACGAGTTCAATCTGCCCATCGCGATCTTCCTGGACCCCGACCCGCCGCGCGCCAAGGCGATGGGCAAGGCGGTGTCGACCAAGCCGAAGAAGGGCAAGCACAAGACGAAGGACCCGCTCAAAGAAGTGCGGCCGCACGACAACGAGGGGGCGTTCCAGTACTTTATCCGGTTCGCCCACCGCGTCGGCTACCATGCCTGGGCGGACCCGGACGGCTCAGGCATCATCATCGCCGCGCCGACGTACGACCAGCAGCCCGCCTACCAACTCGTTCGCCGTGTCTCGACCACGACGGGTCAGGGCGCGGCGAACAACATCGAGAAGGGCACCCTCCTCTCGGACAACACGAGCGTCCCGACGGACGTGTATGTGCGCGGCAAGAGCACCAAGGCGGGCGAGAAGGCCAAGTACCTCGGCTACGCCCACCGCGATGGGCCGATCTTCAAGCCCTTCTACCTGGGCGACGACGAGAGCGACTCGAAGGAGCACTGCGACACGGTGGCTCGGTTCACGCTCTCGAAGGCGCTCAAGAGTTCGTTCGTCTACACCTGCACCGTCCGGGGCCTCAGCGATCCGAGCAGCGGCCGCGTCTACACCGTCGATAGCGTGGTTGACCTCGACGACGAGGTCTGTGGGGTGAAGGGCCTCATGTGGGTAGAAGGGCGGACGCTTCGCAAATCGCGCAGCGGCACGTTCACCGACCTGCGGCTCATCCCCGCGGACTCGCTCACCATGGACTACTACGCCAGCGACAGCCCGCCCCCGGCCCCGCCGGCCGGTGGCTACAAGGCCGTGAACAAGCCCACCCGCAAGGCGCTCGACCCCTGCGACTTTGAGACGCGGAACGCGGCGACCTGGTTTGCCGGCGGCACGCCCCCGAAGAGGACCTGATGGGCGCACAGCGAAGCCAGGACACGTTCGACTTCGTCGATGTGTTCGAGACCATGTACGGCTCGGATGCCTCGGGCGGAGGCGCCTCGGTCGTCACCTGCCAGGTGCGCGACGCGGGCGAGCCCGACGGCCAGGACGGCCGCGACGTGGAGCTCTGGGGGATGGGGTGCGTCGTCTACCGCCCGGCCAAGCCCGACGCGAACGGCAAGTGCCAGCTCCTGGTCACGCCCATCGGCTCGCAGCCCGTCGCCATTGCCAGCCAGGACAGCCGCGCCGCGAAGGCTGCGGGAGCCATGAACGAGGGCGACGCCGCGTTCTGCTCGCCCACGGGCAAGGTGGCCGTCCGCTGCAACGCTGACAACTCCTTCGCCATCCTGCGCCAGGGGTCGGCGGCCGACGCGTTCTTCCTCATCGAGAAGGACGGGTCGATCAAGTTCGGCAACCAGTGGGGCATGTTCACCCTCGACAGCGACGGGTTCAGCATGATCTCCGCCGCGGGCGAGGCGCTGACCTTGGGGGGCGGGAGCTTCCAGGTGCTGGCCGCCAAGGGCGTCATCGGGACGGGCACTGTCGCCCTCGGGGCGACCGCCTCCCGACCGCTCACGTTTGCCCCCGTCTCGGGCATCGCCGGCCCCGCGCCCAACATCTTCGTCTGACCTGCCATGTCCCTGTGCAACCTCCCGGGCATCTCGATCCCGGGGCTGCCCTCGATCTCGCTCAGCCTGCCCGGCATCAAGCTCCCGACGCTGAAACTGCCGTCCCTGTCGCTGAACCTCCCGGGGTTCACGCTGCCGGGGCTTCCGTCCATCAGCCTGAGCCTCCCGGGCATCAAGCTCCCGACGCTGAAGCTCCCCTCGCTGAGCCTCAACCTTCCCGGCTTCACGCTCCCAGGGCTGCCGTCAATCTCCCTGTCGCTCCCCGGCATCCAGATCCCGTTCCCCAAGCTTCCGGCGTGCCCCCTCGATCTCGTGGCCTAACATGCCCATCACCAACGTTCAGGGGTTTGGCGTCCAGCCGTTCGGCGTCTCCGCGGGCGGCCTGGGGCAACCCGCCGACCAGCCCGCGCCCGGCGCCACGTACGCGGGTCAATCGGACCTCGTCGCCGCGCGCCTCATCGACCCGCTCGCGCACGACTACGTGGTCGACCGGACGACGCTCCCCGTGGCGCACCTACCGATGGGCCCCAAGGCGCAGCGTGTCTTTCTTCTCCTGTCGACCCGGCGCGGCGGGCTGTCGTTCTCGGCCACCACGGGCAACGACTACCTCAACCTGCCCTCCGACAACGGGACGCTCCGCACCACCGCGCAGCGCACGGCGGAGGTGGCGCTCGCCGACATGATTCGCGCGAACGAGATCGCCCTGGTGTCCGTCGACGCGACGCGAACGCTCGGCCAGTCGATTGAGATTGTGACCTGGCGCGACCTCGCCACCCAGCAGATCAACCAGACCACGCTGCCCGGCCGCTGATCCCATGGCGCTCACTGTCACCAACTACCCGACGCTCGACGATCTGGTCACGCGCGCACTGAACTTCTATCGGCGCCACCTCGTTCTCAACGGCGTCGACCCGGTGAGCGCGAAAGCAGCCGTTCAAAAGGGCGACGATGCCGGACACGGCCACGGGCGATGACCTGACCCGCTTGGCCACCATCTACGGCGTGCCTCGATCGGCTGGCGGCGGGGCGCAAGGAAACGTGCTCATCACGGCCTCCGGCTCGGTGAGCTACCCGGCCGGCCAGGAGTGCGTCTCGAACGACACGAGCAAACGCTACCAGGTCATCGCGCCGACCACGGTGGCCAACGGTGGCACGGTGGCGCTGGTGGGCATTGACGCGGGCCTCGCGACCAACCTTCCGCCGGGCGCGGTCCTTACCTGGACGCAGCCCCCAGCCAACAGCGCCA